CATTACTTTAACAGCATTACATTAGGTCTCGGCCATAACCCACGTGTGGACAAGCTAAAGTATCTTGTCAACGTAATCCTTCATTCGTTTTGTTAAGAAGATTTGTGTTGACGGGCTAGACTCCGTGTCAAGCTCAATGTTATGGACATTCTGTGTCAATACTAATGTTCTGGACATGTAAACAAGATTTATCTTGACAGCATTCAGGCTGTGGCGTAGGGTTGCTTTGGTTCTCGCGGCCTATTCGCGGTGAACGGTACTCCCGGCGGGTTTCCCTGTGGTGTAGGTGACGGGCACGCCCACGCGAGAGTGTGGTCACCGGTCTCCCCGTCAACTCCGAAATCATCGCTACACATTTGCTCGCGTACGCGCGAGCGCTTGTGCGGTGTCGAGTGCCGTATGTCGCGGCGCTCGCTAACGCATAGGGGAACAATCATGTTCAATCCAACCTACGCCGACTCGTATTGGTGCGGCCGTCTTTCGTCTTGTCTCAAGATTACAGTGGATTTGCTGGAAAGCGGGTCTAGCAAAACCTCAATCGAGCTTACGCTAGACGTAATGAAAAAAACGCTCGCCGAATACAACGCCTATGTCGAGGGTGAGCGCGCCAAGGTTCTGCCCGTCCCAACTATGGTTCAGGAGTAGCAATCGTGGTTACTGATCAGGAGAAGCACCCATGACACCGCGATATGATCTAGACCTACCAATGTCTCGTGTTTGCATCAAACATGACGGGCCAACGATAAGGCTCGGTTACGTTGTCCATCCACAACGCGGCGCGCAATTCTATCAAAACCGGGAAGCCAATGAACGAATGATCATTGGCATGTCACCCGCTGAATATGGCGCGCGTTTTGGTTACTGACTTGCACCGCAAAGGCCACGGTTCGCGCCGTGTGCCTTTGCTGGGCATGTCGCCCCTAACACTCAGGAGAGCAACTATGAATATGATCAGAAACGGTACCGTCTATTCTAACACCGCCCGTTTTGATGGCACAGCTCGCGCGTTGTCAGAAGATGAAATGCGCGCCATTGCCCCGTCTATCTTTGCGGACACGGCGCACAGCTCGCGCAGTGACCGTTTCATGCCGATCCCGACGATTGACGTCGTGCGCGGCTTGCAGCGGGAAGGCTTCATGCCCGTGGCCGTGAAACAGAGCGGCTCGCGTGATGCAGATCGCCGCGACTTTACCAAGCATATGATTCGGCTTCGTCGCCTTGATGATGTAGCCAAGTATCAGACCGGCGACACGATTGCGGAAGTAGTCTTGAAAAACGCGAACGACGGTTCGGCGGCCTGCCCACAACAATCGGAGCAAACATGACACCGCATCACAAGCCTAAGAATATCACGCTGACCAAGATTGCGCGGCTGAGCAAGGGCGGCATGAAAGACACTTGGTTCGTGCAAGCCACCCCAGCCGACCGCGCAATCGCCGGCCAGCATCTCGGTTTCGAAATCTCACAAGCAGCGCTCATGCGCATTCGCGCTGGCCTAATCTAACGGAGCACGACCATGATAAACAACATTTTGTGGTTCGATCTAATCACTGACGACGATAGCCAAAAGCGCGTTGCCATAAACACTGCGCACGTCGCAATCGTTCTTATCAATGACGACTATGAAACCGTGGTTCACACAGTCGATGGACGAAAGCTAAAAGTCAGTACAGGCGCTGAAGAAACGGTCGATATGCTTAACGGCCTTAGCACATGACCTACGGAACCTCATACTTCCGCAGTCTCATGCACGCGGTTTGTTACCTACAAGAACCAGTACGGTGAAGCCGCGCTAGTTCTTGTTCCAGAAAAAATCAGGGACGGCGACATCCATGTTGGAATGCCGCCACTGAAACCCGGCGAGACCTGCTATCTGATCGATAACGGGACGCGCTGGGCCGTCAACACAAACAAATAGGAGCAGCATGAATAAACCACCCGACGCCAAGATCATCGCCATGATCAACGATCTGAGCGTGGAAGCGCTGGCGAGCCTGTTGTGCTTCCACGAGCGCATCGTGACTAAATTTCGCCAAACGCTATCCGACGAATACCGCGACGGGAACCTTCCCGCCGAGACTATCATCGAAGCATGGGAGAATGACGAATGAGAATGAAAGACAAATACGACTATCGCATTACCCCCGTTGGCGGTGGCCGTTGGGCAGTGTATGACTATCGGAGCAACACCGAGCTTGAAGTATTCGATAGCCCAATTGCTGCTGCGACCTGGGCGCGCGAGCGTCTAATCGCAAAAGCGGAACGGGCCAACAAGAGCTAGGCGCGTATGACATACTTGCCGGACTGTTCAAAATCCTGTGCCTCAATTCCCTGGTTGCGCAAACGGACACAATGGAAAGCTTGCGTGTCCGGCACTCAGGCGACGTTGAGCATAAGGTAATTGAAGGTACCTACCGCGTCCTAGATACGGCCGTGGCCGCGTTGGAAGCGCCGCGTGAGTGGTCAACCATCAAACTCGACCGCGACGAACAGATGGCCTTTGCAGAGGCAGCGCATACGGTTCGCTTTGCCGATGCAGAAGGCCACGTTGATACGCCCATCAAGCCGCAGCAATTGCTGATCGCGCGCCGTACCGCCGATCAGCAGCCTAATCTTTGGAATACGTTCAACGTAATCCAAGAGAACGCTGTTAAGGGCGGACTGACTGCAATGGGACGCGACATGAACAACAAGCCGCGCCGGACGACTACGCGCCAAGTCAACGGTATCGATCAAGACGTCAAGTTGAACAAGGCGCTGTTTACGCTTGCAACCAAGATGGCAGAGCTTAAGCGCTAGGCGACTAGTTGCACGGCAGACGGGGCACGTTGCCCCGTCAACCGGGCAATTCCGCCCACAACCCAGTCAGGGGACCGTAGGCCTCTGAAACGAAAGGTAGGTCTGCGCCAGCGTGGAACCTGTGCGCGCAAGACTTACCGTCCTACGGGCCAACTCGTCAACTAAGGAGAGCAAACATGAGCAAGCATCTGCATTGGACGCTGAATAGGAGACATTACGGGAGCTTTCGCGTTTTCAGTACACGAGCACAGGCACGGCTCTATGCCAAGCTTCACGGCTTTCCGGTGGGAGCAATGGTGCAAACACTCGCGCAGGTAAACTCCGCAATCGATGATACGACGGGCCAACTTTATTCTGTCGCACCAGACGGAGAATGGTTATGAAACCCGAAAGGATCACCGCCGCAGAGTTACACAAAGTAGCTGCCCCGCACTGTGACAAGTGCGGGTCAGATGACGTTAGGGCCGATGGCCTTAACCATTGGAACGCCCAGAAACAAAACTGGGAAATCGTTGAAGTCTATGAAGACGCATGCGTCTGTTGCCGCTGCGGACGCGATGTGCAGATCAGATGGCGGTTAAGCTAAGGAGAGCTAACATGGCTACGTATCGACTAGAGCTAAACCAAACCGTCCTAGAAACGACTGTGCTGTACGTTCAGGCACACAGTCAGGAACAGGCCGAGTTGATCGCGGAATACATTGCCAAAAATGGCAAAGACCCATTGGACCGTAAGTTCGTAGACGTAACATGGGACACGGAGGAGATTAACACTTCTCCGCATGTTTACGATTGCGAAGAGGACAATGGGCACGCGCCCTGCAATACCATGCCAGAACATACTGAAGGTTTGTTCAAGCAGGAGAGCAAAGATGAGTAAGTACAGCAGAAAGGATTACGCGCGGTGCGCCGCACTAATCAGCAATCTGGATGTTTTAGCGCGAGACGCGAACATTCAGAAGTACATCGAAATTTTCAGCCGGGACAATCCCCGCTTTAGCCGAGACAAGTTTGTAGATGCTTGCGTGCCGCCCGTGATCGAAGTTACGGCGGCAGGTAAGCGCGAGTTACTGAGCGGAGGGCGCTAAAATGCGTCCGTCTGAGTTAGGCACCAAAATCGGCGCGGCTATTGTTGTGGTTGCGTTTATTGTGGCGTGGATGCTGCGATACGAGGCTATATCTTGCCCTAATCCCTTTGAGTTTTGCGGGCAAGACGCAAAAGGAAATGTAGCCTTTTGTGAGAGTTGCCATCGCAATCGCTTCACCAATGCGTGGTGTATGGTTCAGGCAGAATGCTGGTGACAAGTTGTTGGGCCACAGGTGGCCTCTTAACCTGTGGCCCATCCCCCACGCCCATAGGCTAGAATTTCTAAAAAAATTTAAATCCAAAATTGTGGCAAGGAACAAATCGTGAACGTAACAGAACAACTGAGAACGCTGGTTCCGGTCTATATCCAGCTACCGGACAAGCCGAAAACGGCTCGATTTGTTGGGCTGGCACGCGCGGACCTAACGGCTGAGCGCGTAACGCAGATTATGCGTGTGCCTGATGATTGGATGCTAGTAAGCTGGAAAGTGTCTGCCGGACCGGAGAGCTAATCAAGCCCGGCAGACAGGACGAAAGGAAGCAATCCCACGATACCTAGGCCCTGAAGGACCAAATGGCGGTATACCACACGCGAAGGCGAAGGCAAAATGAGCGAGCAGGATATAGCAGCAGCCTTGAACCGGATCGCAGACGAGATCAGAGACCATCTGGCATGGTTCCGTAAACACAAGGAAGAAGAAGCGGCAGCCAGGACTAAAATACCTCCCCTTGATTACCGGCTAAATCCGCGAATGCTCAACGGCCAATGGCCGCGCCGTGATGGCACCGAATACGGTAATCATCCCGAGACCAAATCGGAGGCCTAATGCCGACGATCAGACAAGGCCTGTACGATCTACTGGGCTCGGTTGAGATCGACACCAAAGAAGGCGGTAGAACGCGTGTCGAGCCCTGGTTGTCTCAGCGCATCATCATTGACGCTGTAGCTAGGGGATTAAACGAAGGCGTACATGAATTCGTCATTCTCAAATGCAGGCAGGTCGCCGTTTCAACGGTGTGCAGCGTTATTGAGCTATTTTGGGCGTTGGCTAATCCTGGAATTCAAGGTGCTATTATTGCGGACCGCACAGATAATCTTGAAAGGTTCCGTCGCATTTTTGCGAGCCTGCTGCAAACTTTGCCACCAGAGTGGCGCACCCCCGAGCATAAATTAGTTCAAAATAATAGGAACGGCATGGCGTTTGCTAATCGCAGCGTCATTGATTTACTGGCCGCGGCCAACAATCCAGATTTAGGGGCAAGCCGCGCCATCAATATGCTGCACGCGACCGAATGCAGCCAATGGAAATCCTTAGCCGGTGTCGAGAGTTTGAAAGCATCCCTAGCTAGGGAAAACCCGCATCGACTTTACATCTGGGAAAGCATCGCTAACGGGTTCAATTACTATTACGGCCTATGCCAACAGGCCAAAGCCGACAGGCATATGAAATTCATTTTCATTGGGTTTTGGGCACAGCCCACCTATGCAATCCTGAAATCAGACCCCGATTACAAAATCTACTGGGACGGGAAGCTGACCACCGAAGAAGTAAACAGGGCTCGCTACGTCAAGGAGAATTACAACTACGTCATAAAGCCTGAACAGATTGCGTGGTGGCGCAGGGAGAGTGAATTCAAAGCTGAAGAGTACATGTTAAGGCACTACCCATGGCACGAGAGAGAATGCTTCATAGCGAGCGGGTCCGGCTTCTTTCCAGCACGGCGGACTTTGGAAATCTCCGAGCAACTCACGCCCTCGCCTCCATATCGTGGATACAAATATTTCTTCGACGAGAAATTCCTTTCCAGCCGGATCGAACAGGTATCCCGACCAGAAGACGCAATGTTGAAAGTTTGGGAACCACCCGAGCCCAAGGGACACTACGTAATCGGAGTTGATCCGTCCGGAGGCGGCGGCGGCGAGAGCGACGACCACGCTATAGAGGTCATGCGATGTTATGCGGATAAAGTCGTGCAGGTTGCCGAATTCCAATCAAATCGCCCGCTTACCTACCAACTGGCATGGGTGCTGGCGCATCTAGCCGGCGCGTACAAGGATCACATTGCCAACCTGGAAGTTAGCGGGGTGGGCGCGGCGGTACTCCCCGAAGTTAGAAATCTGCGGCAATTGGCAGAGCGAGGTATTCTGCAAGGCGAACCCGGCACCGAGAATATTTTAAACCTAATAGGCGCGGTGAGATGGTTTCTCTACAAGAGGCCGGACACTTTAGGAGGTGCGGGAAATGTGATTGCCTGGAAAGCCAATGCGGATAACAAGCATCAGGTCTATTCCGAGCTTCGCGACAGTCTGATGTTGCGACGGCTGGAAATACGATCCCCGCGACTAATAACGCAAATGCAAGCCATAGTCGAAGACGAAGGTTGGATTGGGGCGGGGCCGGATACTGGCGAGCAAGACGATCTGGTAAGCGCATTGGTGTTGGCCCATCACGCTTGGACAGAATGGCGACGGCCTATGCTTGTCGCCCGCAATCTAACATGGGACAGCGTTAAGGGCGAACGCCCTCCCCAGGACATTGGAACTGTGTTATCGTTTGCCTTCAGTTCGCATATGTCCCGGATCAACCGCAACTCGCGTATTCGTCGGGAGAAATTCTAATGCGTGCCCTAGCTCTAATCCTAGCGCTGATCTCAACCCATGCTATCGCACAACAATCAAACTGGTGGGGAGGTAGCGCCAGCGGGACCGGCTATCCGACCAATTCCACGCCGGTCGCTTCATCGGCAAACGGAACGACGGGAGCAGTCATCGCCAACTTGGTTGGCGTGGCCGGCAAAACGACGTTCATTTGCGGGTTCAGCATGACGAGCGGCGGAACGACAACGGCGATAGCTCTGCTTGCAACTGTTGCTGGGGTTCTCGGCGGCCCGCTTGAGTTTGCCTATGTTGCGCCTGCCGCAGGAACTCAGGGGCGCTTATTTGTAACCTTTGCCCCAACCTGTATTCCCGCCAGCGCACAAAATACGACCATTGTCATAACGCAGCCGGCGGCAGGAGTAGGAACAACGCAGGCGGCGGTCGCCGCATGGGGGTATCAACTCTAATGCCCATCGTTCGCTCATACATGTGTGATGCTTGCGCCCATCTGATGACTGTGACGCTCCCCATGGAACAGTGGGATGAACCGGCCCCGGATTGCCCAATGTGCGCTGAGCGGGCAATGCGGCAAGACTTCAAGCCCGTTGCCATTGGCGGATCAATCGCCGGCAAGGCAAACGCTATCACCGAGCAAATTCTTTCCGAAGACTACGGCGTGGCCGATATGAAGCGTGACCGGCGCGAAGGCTCAACTCCAACACATCGCTACAAAGACCAAGGCACACCGGCACAGGCTAGCGTCTGGGGCGCGACCGGGGACATGGTCAATCAAGCTGCGGCAATCGGCCGACAAACGCGCCTAGCTAGTGGTGGGCTCAATGGCGTGGACATTTTGCAAAAGGCCATTAAGAGCGGCGCTCAGCCTGATCTAATCGAGGCATCCAAACGGCGAGGCCTGAAGGTGTGGTAAATGCCTGTGCTGATGCATAGACGCGGTCGCGCCGAGTTGGCCGACGTGACCAAAATCGGCATTACCCGCATGAGCATGTCCGAGTTGATCGAGTACGAGAGCCTTCTTTGGACATGGATGGAAAAGGTCACACGTTCCAAGCTGCATTGCGATAATATCGTTGCCCAACTAAACGCTATTCACCGCGAAGTGGAGTGGCGCGCGCAAGGGGACTGGGACAATGTTGCGCATTCCTGACAAAGACCTCGTTTTGTGGACCAGAGAACTCGTTGACGAGTGCATGGCCTCGAATGAAGAGCGGGCAATGGTCTACACTCGCGCCTCGCAATATTATTTCACCGGGACGTATGACGCGCGCGCGGCCATCTACAACAAGACAAAACCTTTCATCGACAAGCTGGCCGGCTTTTTGATGCAGCCGACCGACGTTAGATTTCAAATCCTGTACGACACCAGCGAAAATGACAGCGTCCTGGAGCGCTCGCAACTCGTTTCGGAAAAGCTGAGCGCAGATTACCGCAATACGGACAGCGACATTGTATTCGCCGAGAGCGTTGTTTGGTCGCTCATCAACGGCGTTAGTTTGCTAAAACATAATCCTACCGAAGAGGGCGGCTTTCACCTCGCCCATGTACACCCGCAGCTTTTCGGCGTACTCGGCGAGACCACGAACGATCTTGAGGAGCAGGAGGCATTTTGCCATATCAGCTACCCAACCATATCCAGGTTGAGGCATTTGCTGGCCGATCATCCGCGGCGCAATTCAATCCTGCAACAAATAGAGGAAGGACGCCGCAGCGACCGCGCCGAGGAACAACCGACCTATTTTCATCAGATGGTCGTCGGCGGTCTTAATCCATTAGGGGATTATCCCGGTGGTGCGCCGCGCTCCGAAGCGGCCGGCATTGTCAACGTATTTCCCGTTCCTACACCGTGGCGGCCGAATAGAAAAATCACGCCTACCGTCAAGCATTGTGAATTGTGGATTAAGGACCGCGACAGAGCCGGCGATTACACGACAATGCAACTGATTTATCCCGACATTATCATCGAGGGCGATTTGACCCGGCGCAATCTCTCGCGTGTTCCCGGCCGCTCGCCATTCGTCAAGGTTCAAGCGCAAACCGTTCCCGGCTACTTCTGGGGACGATCAATGATCGCCGATGTGCAAATGTTGCAGGATGTACTGAATAAACGTCTGCGTGACCTCAAGGTCATGTGGGACCGGAATGTCAACGCTCCACAGGTACTGTCGGGATTTACTGGGGTTACCGAAGAACAATACTACAAAATCATCAGCGAGGGCGGGTTCATCAACGACCCTAACCCAAACGCTAAAAATTCGCCGCTCACCCTGCCGCCGCCACCAAACTATATGGAGGAATTACAATTCATATTTCAGCTATTCGATGAAGCGGCTGGATTTACGCCCGTCATGTCTGGCCAGGGTGAGCCGGGGGTACGAGCTGGCGTGCACGCGCAAACTCTAGTGCGAACATCAACCCCTCGACTGATCGATCAGGCCGCGCGCATCGAGCGACAATTAGCCGAAAGCGGATACCTGTGCTTGCGCATCATGCAGGCAATGGACGCGCTTGTGTACACCACAGGCGACAACAAGATCGAATTCACCCTACACGAAATCCCCGACGATTTTCAGGTTCAGGTAGACAGCCACTCAGCGAGCCCAGCCTTTGCCGAAGATAATCGCCAACTTGCAATCGCCTTGGCTCGTGCCGGGGCCGTGGATGCTGAAGACCTCATTCACATGCTACATCCGCCGGGAGCCGAGCTACTTCTGTCCAGGTTGCGCCAGAGGCAAAAGAAGGCGGCCGAGGCTGCTCAGCAGGAAAAACAAGAACAGCTAATCGGCAACGTTCTGGGGTTTGGCCAGAAATCGGCGGGTGGCGGTGGACGCCGCAAGCGTTAGTCTGTAATCTGCCCGCGTTCAGGAGCGCTGAACATGTCATTTCTCGACTCACAGGGCGAAGCGGCTGACCAAGCCGGCCCACCATCAACACCCGCATCGCCCGCTCCAGCCCCCGGTGCCCCACCGGGCGGCGGCCCGATCCTGGCGGCACTGGCCAATCAACAGCGTCCCGGCCCCCGTGTCAGTGCCCCGGGACCGGGTGATCAGGCAAATTCTATGACCCTGCTGATGCAGGCCGTCGGCCTAATCCAGCACGCGTTGCCTGGATTGCAGCCCGGAACTCCAATGCATCAGGATGCCTTGCGCGCGGTGACACGGCTTAGCCGGCACGTTCCGGCGGGAGCTGGTCAGCCATCGGCCGGTGTGCAGCGCACACAACTCCAGGATTTGCTGCAAAACTTGCTCAAAAACGCACTGCTATCGCGGATCATGACCCAGCAAAGACCGCAGGGAGGAGCAGGACCGGAAGGCGGACCACCGGGCGGCGGCGGACCGGGCGGACCAGCTCCAATGCCAAGCACGCCTTTACCGGGAGCCTAGCGTTGTGTTATTGGCAAATAACAACATCTTGTATCTCTGAACCGGAGGTATCATAATGGCGCAGAATAGGTCATACGATCCCCCTATCACCACACCTCCCGAAACCCCACCTCGCACTGTTTTGCAAGTAGACACCCAGAGCGAAATTTCGGAATGGGGAGCAATCCCGAAGGTCGTTCCGAAGCCGGAAGGCGGCGTTCCTTTGCAGCCATCAATTATTGGTAAATCCAACAACAACTAGGTGTTCCGATGCCTCGAACCGTATCGGATGAGGAGTACAACTTTTTACAAGGCCGCCGGCAGATCGCCGACTTTGTCGAGCCCATCATTCAGGACCCGCAATTAAGCAAAGAAGCGAAATCGCTTATCAAACGAAAGTATCCCAACCTAGAAATTGCTGATTACGATCTCGAAATGAAATTCGAGAAACGTCTTGAGGAAGAGCGTCAGCAACGCGAAGACGCTGAAGCCGCGCGGCGTGAAGAGCAAGCACAAGAGCGCTTCAAGACTGTTCGCAAGAAAACGCAAGACGAATACGGATTTACTGATCAAGCAATGGAAGAACTCGAAAAGCTAATGATTGAAAGAAACGTGGGCGATTACGAAGTCGCCGCAAAATACATGGCAAGCAAGCAACCCAAACCCAGTGACGCGACCTTTGATGACGGACTTTGGAACCACAGCAAAGCTCCAGGTTATGCTGACATAGCCAAAGACCCGGAAGGTTGGGGACGCGGTGAAATCCTGAAGGCCCTCTATAAAGATCAGGAGCGCGATAAAAATCAGCGCTTCTAGAACAAGAGGCTGAGGAGGTATCATCATGCCGGTGCTAGGAACTGGCCTAATTCCGTCTGGACCTATTGGCCTTGAGTTAGAAGCCACAGTAAGGCGCGTGTTCGCGCAAATGGTGGTCGTTCTCATCTACAAACAGAACCCGCTATTGGCCCTCCTCCTCAGAAATGCCATTCGCGCATCGGGCGGCGTGAGTCCCTACACGCAGCCTGTGCAGACTGGCCAGTATGTCACGTCGTCGTGGATTGGGCCTGCTGGTCAGTTCAATCTGCCCACCGACGTTGCCGCGACAGTAAATGCCGAATTCAACATGTGCGCGCTGGCAACTCCGGTCAGCTCGCTCGGGTTGGAGCAGTTAGTTACGCAGGACGCGATTGCTGTTGCCAGCCGCTTGATGTTGAAGATGAATGATCTGAAAAATTCATCGCTCAACGCACTGAGCAGCGCACTATTTGGTCCGCCAACGGCCAACGTGTTGCAGATGTTCAGCTTGAACGATGCCTATGGCGCGACAGGCGTATACGGCGGGCTAGATCGCGCCACATATCCAACCTGGGCCGGATTAAGCATACCAACGGCCGGCGCAGTACTCACTCGCGCAACCTTCATTCCGATCTTGCTCAAGGCAGTTAAGCATGCCGGCGGCGAGGCGCTGGATTTTGTTGTCATGTCGGTTGAGGATTGGACGACGTTACTGACCGACTTCATGACCGTAGAACGCTACAATTCAGACCCATCAAGCAGGTGGGGCAAGGACGATCCAGTAAATTCCGGCTTCCGCGGCCTCCTGCTCGGAGACACCCCGATTTTCTTCGACCTCAATTGTCCAGTAGGCACAGCGTTTGGCTTTAACTCCAAATACATCACCCTCGTTATACATGAAGACTGCAATTTTGCCTGGACTGGTTGGTATTCAACCATCCCGCAAGGGCAAATCGCTAGCGTCGGCTTATCTCTGACCGCACTCAATCTTGTTTGCAGTAAGCCGAGCACAGGCGTGATCATTACTGGCATTACTGGCGGACAGGCCGGGTTCCCGACTGCGCCACCTCCGTAAGAAAGCAGTCTATTGGTGATGAGCGATGCTGCGCAGGAAAATTTTGCCGCCAAAAAAGCGGTCTAGTGCTCCTGGGCGGCTATTTCTATCACCTGGATATTATCCTCCGGCTTTTCCGCATCCTCCGCTAGAGCATCATTACGCCGTCCCATACTCGCATCTGCTTGATCCGCCATTTGCTGAAATGGCCGACCCGCCTTTGTGGTGGGAGCCGGTTGGGCCGACCGGCGCAACAGGCCCAGCCGGACCGGCGGGCGGACCGACCGGCTCAACAGGCCCTTCAGGACCTACTGGACCAGAGGGGCCTACCGGACCTCTGGGAAGTGCAGGCGCGACCGGACCCGCCGGACCCGCCGGATCGAGTGGACCAATAGGGCCCACCGGACCAGCCGGATCGACCGGGGCGACCGGACTTGTTGGACCATCTGGCCCGACTGGCCCCGGTGGCGGTGCGACAGGATCGCAAGGTCCTTCAGGGCCCGCCGGGGCAACAGGACCGATAGGGCCTTCAGGTCCAACCGGACCATCAGGACCATCAGGACCGGCGGGCGGACCAACCGGACCCGCTGGACCGTCTGGACCCGCTGGCGTGACCGGAGCGACCGGAGCGGCAGGGCCATCAGGGCCATCAGGACCATCTGGACCAGCGGGTGTAGCTGGAGCGACCGGCGCAGTCGGAACGGTTGGGGCCGTTGGAGCGACTGGAGCGGTTGGAGCAACCGGAGTAGCCGGACCTTCTGGGCCTTCTGGGCCATCCGGCCCCGGTGGACCAACCGGACCCGCAGGAGCAACCGGGCCATCAGGCCCTGGCGGATCAGCTGGACCAGCTGGAGCGACCGGAGCGGTGGGCCCATCCGGCCCATCTGGACCTGCTGGACCTGCTGGATCAGCCGGAGCCATTGGAGCGACTGGAGCGGCAGGCCCATCCGGCCCAGCTGGACCAGCTGGAGCGACCGGAGCGGTGGGCCCATCCGGCCCATCTGGACCTGCTGGACCTGCTGGATCAGCCGGAGCCATTGGAGCGACTGGAGCGGCAGGCCCATCCGGCCCAGCGGGAGCAACCGGCCCGGCAGGGCCAATTACGGCTACAGAGGGACTAGTAACGCTTACGGACGGGGCAACCGTTACGCTTGACGCCTCGCTCGGCAACGTGTTCCGGCTGACGGCGGCGGGAAGCCGGACGATTTCAGTCCCGATCAACAAACCCGCATCGGGCCATTCGCAGCGGCTCATCATCCTGCATCAGGCCAGCGGTGCGGCGCAAACTCTGACCCTAACAACGGGATCAGCAGGCGCATTCAGCTTCGGCACCGACATTACAGGACTGAGCGCCACCACCTCCGGACTTACCGACTACATCGGTTGTGTCTATAATTCCGTGGCTGACCGCTGGAACGTAGTCTCGTATACCAAGGGGTATTGATGTCGGATGTCATCACGCGCGATCCTATTGTAACGCCAGCATTGGCATCCTTGACCTTTGACGGAACAGCGCAAAACGCGACTACATCAGGAACTAGTATTTCAGTCACGCTCAATACGACAAACCACAACAATCTTATTTTTGCTGTCATAGAGGAAAATTCGCCTGCCCCCATTACTGGCGTAACTTCCACTTCAGGTCTTTCATTTTCCCAATACGGCACGTCCGGTGTGGCTTATCAAGAATTCGAGGTTTGGAAAGCAACCGCCCCGTCTCCGCTAACTAACGAATCCATAACCGTAACAATGGCCAGTGCCGCATACCTAATATTGTCAGTTTTTGCGGTATCCAATACCACTTTAGCGGCACCGTTTGATCCGCATCCTTTTGCTACAAGTACAACAGGAGACTTGTCGATCACTACCACAAACGCAAATAACTTAATCATTGCCTGTTATCGCTTAAGTCAACCTAATCCTACCGCAGGAACAAGCTGGACAACACTAATCGGCGCTAATTATACGCTCATCCAATATCTGACTGTCACTAGTCCGCAGACAAATTTAGACGCAGTCATTGGCGTAGGGGCCGGTACTCAACAATCCGGTATCAGCATCGCTCTCGTTCAACCGGTCCCATTCGTACCGGGGCCACACTCAATGTTTCTGGTGATGTAAAGGAGACAATCATGCGCCCCTGGATTAGTTATTTTGTCGATACGCAAGGCGGCGTAATTCTGTCTGCCGACAGGCAGACGGCATATAACGTAGGCCCGACCAACCCTTGGTCTTTGGTTAAATCCAATCCTTCCGGCACTGGCAATATTTATGTTGAATTAACCGTTGGAGCTGGTGGTAACAATATTCATGTAGGTGTCGCCAATGCAAACGCACCCGCCAACAACTATGTAGGTGCAACCCCCAACGGTCTTAGCTGGAGCAACAACGGCAACGTTTATTCCAATGGCGTCGTCATTGGTCCTATATTCAACTTCAATCCGGGTGATGTCCTTGCGATTGCTGTTTATGGACAATTGCAACTAATCCAATTTCGCAACATTACGCAAAATACTGCTTGGTCAAGCACCTATTCCCTGGTTTCGGTCGGGAAACCGCCCTATTTGTTGGCTGTTAGCTTTGATAGTACTTTGGGTGGCAGCGTTCATGCCAATTTTTACGGCCCATTTGTTGGTACAATGCCTACAGCAATTCCGGCATTCACCATATGGAACCCGGAAGCCCTGTTCAGTGAACAACCGGTCAAGGTTCTCGACGTTGACGCAGTTATTGCTGATGGCAGCTACACATCAACTAACGTAAACGATCTTGTTCAATTATCGTTTTCCTCTATTCGCTGGGGTGACGCCAATCTCGATGCACAGAACAATTTGCGATTTACTGATTGGGTATGGAGCGACTCAGACGATGATCTGCCCTTGTTGTCCATAACGGTGCAGGTAACGGCCCAACCTGCCAATAATTACATTTGGGGCGAATGGGATTATTCAGGAACCACATTTTTAATCACTAGATTTCACATCAGCACAACTAATCCAATTGCAGTGTCAAACATACCGATACCGCCACCGACCGCGACGCCTCCCGCCATTGGTCAGGGTCGCGTTTTGCAATTGTTCTCGTCCTGCGATACCGGAACCGTTTTTAATTGGACGAACGGACGCGTATTCGGCACAGAAACCACACTGGTTTGGCAGCCTATTGAATACGCAACTTTCCCACCATCAATTGCTGGTCGAACATATACGCTTACTGGCGGAACTTCGCCAAGCACTTTCCCAACTTTCACACCGCTGTTCCCGCCGCCTCTGGTTGGCCAGGGTGGAGGAGCGCCACCGACATTCCCGCCACCGACGCCACCGCCAATCGGACACATCCCGGCCGGCGTGCTGGTGGGACCTGCTATTGCCGCCGCAAGTGTGCCGCCATCGGTGGCGGGGATTACTCAGCCTGTATTCACGTTCGGGAACGCAACAACGCCGCCGGTTACAGCGGCTTTCCCGCAGCAAACAACGACATACCCGCATCCGCCAATCATTATTAACTCGACGCAGAACACCAACACGCCAATCTGGGTACCGCCACCACAGCCACCGCCCACGCAGGCGTCTACCCCGCCACTCGGCTTAAGTTACAATACGGGTGGTCAATGGGGTCCGCCGATTGGCCCCGCACTCCCGCCCGTGGTTCCCGGCGGAACGCGTCCCTTCATCACGATGGAAACCATGTCCGAGGGCGGCAGTGGCGGCGCGGCGACGATGTCTGCCGACAATCATGTGGACGACGAGCCTCCGCTAAGGCCGAGACGCGGCCGGCGTAGGCATGTATGATGCACCATGCTCGCGCAATATGTGGCTGACACCCAGAATTTGTTAAACGACCAGCAGGGACAATTTTTCCCGATCCCGACGCTGCACAACTACATCAATCGCAGCCGTCGCCGCATTGCCGCTCAGAGCGGCTGTCTGCGTGTTATTCCGCATGGGGTGCTGACAATTGCCAGTCAGGAAGTCTATCCGTTTGCCGCGTGGCGTTCTCTCGCTCAAGGCGAACTAAAAGGCATTCGGTCCATTTTGCATTGCCGCTCGGTCGCCATTGCAATCGGAGGACAATGGAAACAGCAGCCCGATGGAACCTGGATCATTGCCGGGGGCGCGTGGAAGCCATTATGGCGGCGCATTATCTGGACCGACTTCCAAGCCCGTTTCCGCATCTACGGGCGAACCTTCTACGGCACCATTTCCGAGCCCGGTTGGTGGTCGCAATACGGTGAGGGCGAGCTGGGCTCGATCTACCTCGCGCCAATTCCCGGCCAACAGCAGCCGATGGAGGTCGATCTTACCTGCATTCCAGAAAACCTTTTAACCGACAAAGACCCGGAGCCAATTCCTTACCCGTGGACAGATGCAGTCGTATGGTGGGCCGCGGTACTCGCATTGCTGCAACAGCAGCGCGCCCAGGATGCAGATGCAATGGCCAAAGCCTTTAACGCTGAAATGCCATTTGCCGCGGCCCTGGTGTGTCCGCAAATGATCCAAACGGCATACGGCGCAGCTTTGCGATCAGCCTAACATGCCCACCCAAAGTTCAAACCCATTCGAGCTACACACGCTTGACCAATGGAGCGGGCTTAATCAGCAGGCCAAACGCGGCTCGATTGCAGACTCAGAAGAGTGGTGGAACGAGAACCTATTCGCCGTTGGTCCCGGCAATCTTAGATCATGCTGGGGCATACCAAAGGACACGGCTGGGAACTACATACCGATCTATACCGCGCCCGCAGGAAAAACTATTCTGCGCATATTCTTCGGGTTTATCGGCAACGAAACGGGACAGTTCAATGTGCCCCCTCCCGGTCGTCTCGGATGGATGTTCCTCGATGACGGTACCATCGACCAAGTCGATCTCGACACCAAAGTCGTCACCAACGTCGGTGGGGCCGGTACTATCATTTGGAACCCCGTCAATCCGCAGTATTGGGCCAGCGCAGTGGTGTGGCGGCCCCAGTTTTTTGGCAATCAAGCCGGCGAGCAAGGAGGTGTCCTGTTTGGAAGCCCCGAAAAAGCCCCAGGAGGACCAGGAGGGCTCTACGCATGGGACGGCACTACCTTATTCCCGCCGGGTTCTACCGCCCCCGACTGGCTGACCAACGAACTAGCGACCAGCGGGACGACCGGGACCTTCATCATGCCGGAAGGTCTACCGGGGATTTTTACGATGGAGGTTTATCAGAACCGTTTGTGGGTGAGTGGCAAGGACGTTATCTCGTTTTCAGCCCCGGGCAATGGAGCGGATTTTTCCACAGTTGATGGTGGCGGGTCCATCGGATATTTCGGCAATAAGTTGGTTTACACCTACAACGACATGGCCGCATCGTCCGGTTATCTGTATCTGTTTGGCGATAGTTCCATTGACATGATTTCCAACGTGCAGACAACCGGAGGTCCCGCTCCGAGTAATCCGGTAACGACCACCTTCAGTTACACGAATATTGATCCCCAGGTAGGACAGCGCTTTCCGCGTCCGGTTGGCCGTGCGGGCCGCTACATGACAATGTGGACCGGTAATCAAAGTGCGAACCTGCCAACAAATCCAGGCGGGGGAAGTATTTTCCAATGCCGAGGCGCTGAAGCCGGTCAGATAAGTCAAAAAGCCACTAATCTTCTAAACACACTGGACCCTTCAACTTTTTTGCCAACCATGTGTTCGGCAACAATGTTTGGGTCCCGAGTAGTCTTATGCCTTGGTCAACTAACTGATATTTTCGAGCAAAAACGTTCACTGATACTAATATGGCATCCTATGGGTGACGCCGGATTTTGGTCCGTAGCCTCGCAGAACGTGGCACTTACAAATATCTCTTCATATGAGCAGGACTCAATCATCACCCCATATGGAACGGACGGAACACACCTATTCCAATTATTTGCCCAACCCGATCCTACCTTACAAAAATATCTCGCAACCAAATACTTGCGAGGTGCTGGTCAAAAACAAATCGTAATCAAAAACTGGAAGCGTTTGTTTTTGGAATTTCACGACGAGCTGGGCACCGGAGTTGCTTTCAATGGCCGATTGAGCGCTTACGGCGGAGGCATTCCCGGCGGCATTCAGGACATTGGTTTTCAAAGCACGGCGGGCGAATTCGAATTCGGCCTAGGCCCCGTACAGCGCTCGCTTGACGCCGGATTTTTCGAACCGCAGCGCATTGAGGGCGCGGGCATCGCCGCAGCGGTGGACTTATGGTCATACTCGCCGGATTTCGTCATCGAGCGATTGCATCTAGGAGCCGAAGATCGCACCTTGTTTGGTGCGTAATAGTGGGTTAATCTTCCAGATGCACCACACGGTGCGATACACCAACTGCAAAAGCAGGAGAAGGGTAAAATGTTGCAAGATCAGGAACACGTCCTTCAAGCCAATCGCCGTCGTCGTCGCGGCCGTCGCGTTCGCCGGTAATCCTCAACAAAAGCGATAGATGGCCGATCTCGGCAAAATGCTGGGGCGGCAGCTTAAGAACAAGCGCTTCTTTAACTTCCGTACCCCGAGCGTTCATCCGAGATTGAACGCATCGCTCAAACGTGGCGTAACGCGGAGGTTTAATCCGCGCCAACGTCCACTGAGGAGGCTATGATGGCGCGTCGTAGACGACGTAAGCGTATGGTGTTGGTACCGGCTTCGCGTAAGGCAGCTCGGGCGCGACGAAGGAAGCGATAAATGGCACGCGGTACCAATCTCGGACCACGCTCCCGTGTCGATCCGGCCGGCAAGTTAGGCCGGTTGCATCGTCCGACTACCCGCATTCGCCGGCACCGAGGCCATCGCCAAGGTACCGGTCGCGGGCACGGTAGGCGCGTGGGACGATAGCCATGGCTCGACAGGACAAACCGCCGGGCCGCAGTGGCCCGGTTTGTCGAATGCCGTGGACGGACGGCGGTTTTCCCGGTGATTGGAAACGCGCCTCAAGGCGTGGGCGCAATTCCAAAGGGCACCGCACTCCGCGCCCCGGCGGTCGCACCGGCCCGGTCAGGATGGCGCGTCGTTGAGCCGGCACAGGCCGATCAATCTCCCGCATGAACCTCGGGAGAGCGAGTTACATGCGTCTGTCGCTCAGTTTCTTGATTGGGCTCTAATTCCCCCGACCATCTACACTACATTTCCCGCCGGCTGGGGCAAGCTGACCAAGGGCACAGCCGGGCGGCTGTATGCCAGCGGCCTGAAAAAGGGAATGCCGGACCTGTTCGTGTTTGCGCCCCGTAGGGTAATTGGGCTCGAATTGAAGGCTGGGGTGAACAGCACGACCGCGGCGCAACGTGAAATGTTTGCGAAATTGCAAGCGGTTGGCATTCGGGTATATGTTTGTAGGTGTCTAGAAGACGTATCAGACGCCCTAAAAACAGCAGGTATCCCATGCCGATTGGCAATCAGCGCGAGTGGCCCCGGGTCCGCGAAAGCGACGGAACCGAGCGCACCTCCCCCACCGGGTATTTCAAATCCGCTACCGACATAGCGCGTTCGGATCGCAACGTTTCCGGTCCCTTGCGCCTGGGCACCGAGCCGCGCATAGGACCGCGTGGCGCACTGCGCAATGGCACATCCGACATGGGAATGGACCGGATATCGTTGCGCGGCTTCGATCCGATTGGCACTTCAGACACCCGAGCCCCGCCGCAAGAGGGAAGCGATCTCGTTTCGCGCGAAGTGCGTGGGAGAAACCATCGCGAGGGCTGACATGCCTGCGGCCGTTCTGCTCAACAAAAGCGATCCGCTGTTTGCATTCGAGCACATGATGCAGCATCGCGAGATGATGGCGGTCATGGCTCCGCTCGACAGGTTTTCGCGCCTGCCCTACCTGCTTGACCCAGCCTATCAAATCGACGTTCGCGCCGGTCCCTGGAACTTGGATCATCAACAGGCGCATAATGATTTTTTGTCGGTGGTCCCTCAAGGTGCGCAAAGTCGCACTGTTGCTGACGCTAATCTGAAAAATACGGAGAGCGCGATATGGTGGACCTTCGAGAACCATCAGCAACACCTAATAGCGAACGAAGCTATTTCCCAACTGAGCCGGACGTTTCCTGCCTGGTAACAGACCCGTGGATGATGACGGAGAATGATATTCCATGGATGTACAAATTATCAGTCAAGAAATATCCAAAGTTTGACGCGGTCACAACGGAAGGATGGTTTCGCAATATCGTTCTGAAGCAGCCGTTGTTGTTCTTGGCGCAGAGGTCGCAAAATGCGTATTGCGTTTCCATGCTATCCGTTACGCCCTGGCTTCCCGGAGACTTTGAATGCAATGTCGTATTCATTTGCGCTGATGACAATTACGAATGGGATGCAATCAGGCTTATGCGCGCGTCCATCGCATGGGCTAAAAACCGCAAGTGCAAGCTCTGGCGCGTGTCGTCGGACACCGAAACCGATCTCGCGGCATTTGCCAAACGTCTCGGAGCAAAAGAAATTAGTCCGCGCTTTACTCTGAGGTTCGACCAATGAGCGGTATAACAACTCCCGTAGGTCAACCATCGGCTGGCGGTCTATCAGGACCGCAACAAACGGCAGCCACATATGCCGGACAGGAACAATTGGTTAGCAATGCCGGAAAATCCGCGCAGAGCGGTATCGGCGGTTCTTCGACCATGTTGACGTTACAAGATGCGGGAGCGCGCGATCTCGCAGCGCAAGCTGCAATGGGCATGTCTGACCAAGACGCGGCGGCTGTAGCGGCCAATCAAGTCAATACCAAAGCCGGGGCGCAAAGCAACCTAACAAATATTTTTGGCGGCATCGGCAAATTGTTCGGAGCATTGTGATGGGCGGCCTTCCATCTACTTTTGGCGGCAACGCGCCCGGGTTCGGCCAATCGGGCGGGCCGGGGTTTATCTCGCCGTTCGATCAAAGTCAGTTCACGGGAGGCGCGGCGCAATCAATCGCCGCCATGACCAATCAATACCAGAACCTTGGTCTCGGCGCGGTCCCGGCTGGCACAACCGGACCAGCATCGGGAGGGGCACCTGGAATTCCCGGCAGTGGTGTAACACCGCACACTCCCGGTGGATTTGGTGCGGGCTCGACAGCCTATCAGATGGATGTCGGCGCGCGACCCAGTACGACCGGGGGCATACCAACGCTATTCGAGGCGGGTCTAGGCACGCAACAAACTCAGGATTTGGGCTCAACAATTTCATCAGCGCAGAGCGCTATTCGCGGTAAGAACCAGCAAACAGGACTAATCCCCACCGCTGCCGGGGTATTAGGTAGCGTCTTATAGGTGGCACATGACTGGAGCTTTGTCGGGAAATCCTATCAATTTTGGTGGCGGCGGCGGCGGATCACCTTTCAATCAATCCCCAGACCCCACACAGGCATTTGGCGGCAGTTTCTGGGGCAATACCGGCGATCCCAGCAATCCACAGGTAACGGCAGAACAGCCGGCCGTAGCAGCGCAAACAACCCAAGCAGCGGCACCCCCACCGCCTCCTCCGACAACCCCTGCGCCGACTGCATCATCCCTGCAAGATACGATCAGCAACATTTTGCTGGGCCGCGGGTCTAATCAGATTGGAACAACGCAGGCGTCGGCAACCAGTGCGGCGGGCGGCCCACCAATGCCTGCTGCTGCACCGCTGACCGCTCCCGCGCCCGCTCCTGCATCCACCCCAGCCACGGCCCAAGCCGCACTCCCGCCTACCTCTACCCCGGGACCAGCCGGCGGATTTGGCGGGGGCCAAACCGCATCTGCGGGGAGCGCTCCGTACAACATCTCCCCGTCCGACGCCACAATTTTGCCACAATCTGCCCCAGTTTCTGGAAATAAACCTGAAGCGGCGGCACCTGTTGCCCCGGCACCGGCCTCGCAATCAGCTGCGCCGGCTGCGTCCCCCAATTATCCCGATATTGCAGGCAGTGCACGCGAAGCTGGCGCGGGTCCGTCTGCCGTAACTCCGACAGCCAGCAATCAGGCTTTCAGCGCACCACAAGGAGGGCTTCCACCGGTCTTACAGGACCTGTTTTCAGGCAATTTTGGGCGATTTATCGCTGATTTACTGGGTCAACAGGGCTTACCACAAGGGCAGAACTACGCTGCAACGCCCCCGCCACCAGGAACAGCAGCAGCGCCCCCTGGTGAGGTGGGTACGCCAACTCCCGGGACGCCACAAACAGCCGGCCCCGCTGCCCCGAGCCCTTCACCGCTTACAGCAGCGGGGGCAACCCCACCGCCAACCGTTCCGCGGCCCCAGGTTTCGGCTACAACTGCCCAGAATTTCTTATCGCCACAGCCATCCACCGCAACGGCAGTCGCACCCGCGTCAACGACGGCAACGGCAGCCGCCCGACCGCCACCCGGAACTGTCACAGCGGCCTTGCCGCCGTCTAACCAGCCAACTTCCGCTCTCGCACAACCTCCCGGCGGACAACCCACACCAGACGGAGGACGCGCGCCTACCAACGGTATGCCGGGCGGAATTGCACCCAGCGCGCCCCCGCCAACACCGGGATTGGGAGCAATCCCCAATCAGTCTAATCGAGCCCGTCATTACGAGGGCGCGTTGACCATGCCTGACGGGCAAAAATTCAGGTATGGAACCGGAGGTGGTCAGTTTGCCAGCCTGCCCTACGGAACCTATCAAATACACCCGGGCGCGGTCGGACCCGTCGGCAGAAGCATCGGCGCATGGGCCGGCATTTCCGACAGCAACAATGCCGGGAACAATACGGTGAACGATCCTCTTTATCGCGGTGGCGGTGGTACGCACGCTCGCAATGGTGTCGAAATCCATCCCGATGTTAGCGGCAGGCGCTTAATCACAAATGGCTGCATCGGTATTGATCGCAACCAGTCTCACGCCTTCGGTCAATCGTTCAAGAGCGCTGCCGCCAAAGGGCCAATGCTGCTGACGGTCAAGCCGGACGGCTCGGCCTCAATCTCATATTCGAATGCGACGCCAACATTTGCTCAGACGGGCGGCTCGCGCTGGTCGAATGCTCTTCCGGGGGGTGGAGGCCCCCAGCAAAATTTTCCGGTAACCCGGGGGGACCGTAATATGAACCCCGGGAACATCAAGATGGGACCGGACGCACAACGCTACGGAGCGACCGGTGTGGACAATCAGGGACACGCCGTTTTCCCAAATGCGGAAGCCGGAATACGGGCGCAAGCCGATCTCCTGACCCGTAACTACAACGGCAAGACGGTTACTGAAATGGGCCGCTCCTATGCTGAAGACCCGGGCTGGGCGCGTGGCGTCATGGCCGCTGGCGGGTTTGGTCCTAATGAGCGGCTGAACTTGCGCGACCCGGCTACACTGCGCCGATTGCAAGAGGCAATCTGGCGGCAAGAGGGGACGCATCCGAATGCGGGTTCAGCGCAAGAGACGTTCCGTGAGAACATTAGGAAATTCGGCAATCGGCCACTGCCGCCCGGTGAGGGAACTTTCATGCCGTCACCACCAGGGAACATTCCCGCGGGCACTAGGGCATAGACCATGATCGACACCAGCGTTACCCCACCGCCACCGCAGCAAATCGTCAATCCATTTGCCAAAGTGATTGACTTGGCTCGGCAAGGGTTGGGGATGCAGTCGAGACTAACGCCAGAGGGGCGGGCTCAATGGGAACCGCAAGTCGCGCCTCCTCCATCGCCGCCAGCGCAACCCGGAGCGGAAACGGCAATACCGACACCCACGCCAGCAGCCCCGGTTCTATCGCCGCAGACAGTGCAATCATCTTTTATTCCTCCTCGTTCTGATCGACCTCCAGGTCAAATCGGTGGGCCGTGGTGGCCGGTTGAAGCGGCCAAGCGAGCCCCCGGTCCGGTTGCGGAAAGTCAGTTAATGCCCTCCACGCGGGATGCTCACCGTTACATCCAGCAGGCGGCGGCGCGCCAAATGGCCCAAGGTGCTCCGCCCAGTGTTGCCGGCCCCCTGTCTCAGGTCAGTATGCTTGCAGCCGGTTTTGCACCGTTATTTGATTTGCTCTCTCAAGGCGCATTCAGCCGTGGGTTCAGCGAGGGCAACGCGCTGCAAATTCAGAAGAAGCTGGGCGCGCTCAGGCTGGAGCACGAACAATTTCTGCTACAAACCGAAATAGCAAGTCAGGCACAGCAAAAAATACTGTCCCAATACGATGACGTGCTTAGCAGCACTCAATTAACGCCGCAACAAAAAGAGGAACTGATAGGGCAAATCGCCGGAGTAAATCAGGATACCGGTGTGCAATTGGCTCTTTCGGTGGGCGGACTCAAAACCGCAATGAGCCATATTCAGCAAGCGGACCGCGACATGCGGATCATGCAAGCGGGGCATACGTCGCTGAAAAAAATGACGGAGGGCGAAAAGGCCGACGCTGAAATACAAGCGGAATACGGACATGGAACAGATATATCCGGTCAGGGATTAGGCGCATCCCCCGCCTTCAACGCACCCAGCACGATTGAAACAGCGGCGGGAGCCGCACCGGTCGAAGCGCCGGAAGTGGACAAGGAAAATCCATTCGATGCGCAGATGGCAAAGAATGGATATACGCCAAAAGAAATTGCCGACGCGCATCGTGCCTACAATCAAGAATTCGATCTCGCTAGCATCAAGGGGTCTCCCGGCGTATATGCCAGGGTCAGTGGCCTTGCGGGAGATTTATCTACATCAATCGACAAGATCGCTGCGGGTCCGGCTGATGATCCCGATCATCCGGAAAATTCCAAGATCGAGCAAATCCGGCGCATCGATCCGGACGCAGCGGCAACATTTGAGGGATTAAAAAACTATCAGCTCGATCCGGCTGACAACAGCATCAAAAACCGTTTGCATATGGCGCGGCTGACTTCAGAGATTTTCCCTGGTTACAAGCAAGGTTTCTATAAGGTAATGCAAAATACCTACCTAAAGGAGGACTCTCCGGAAGCTACCAGAATTCAAGCCGCCAATCGCGTGGGCTCGCAAGTCATTCCATTGCTGGCAGCCATAAACTCGTTGCCGATTAACGAAAGTGACACCATTCCAGAGACCGTTTGGGCCGATTGGATGGCTAAGGGCTATACCAACGATCCGATTTATAGCCGTCTCAATGAGACACTCGGTGCGTTTGCGCGTGAAAGTGTTGCTACACAAACCGGAGCGCGCGGCGGCGCGGTAAGCTACGTCAATCAGATGATGAAGGGGCTTAATCTGCACGAGGGAAAGGCAGCGTTGCGAGCCGTAGTGCGTGACAGTGTTAGCGGTACCGATAACATCATTGAGCAACACAACAACACGTTTAAGAAAAACTCCGGGCTAGATCAAGACATGCCTGGATTTGACCCGGAAACAAAGAGGATTTTCAGCGGCATTAAGCGCGGTAATCCGTATATGGGAACATTTGCCAAAGACGCTCCGGAAGACTTGAAGATGGTATCTCCGGAGAGCCTCGACCCTAAAGGCGAATTCCGCAAAGAGCGTCCGGCCTGGATGACACCTAATCAAGATTGGGCCCCCATTCCGGAGAAACAATACAACGCCTTGAAGGCGTGGCTCGACGCTAATCCAGACGACGCTCGCGCCGATGCCATGCGGCATAAACTGGGGATCATGCGCTAATGCCCAAACCTCCATCCATGGCCTCCGATGCAGAGGTCAACGAATTCCTCAAGGGTGGCGCAACTGCGGGACCGACGCCTTCAACAATACCCCCGGGAGGAGCATCAGCCGCGCCAACAGGTCCGTCCGGCGCTCCCAAATCGGAATACAAGGGCATTCTTGGCGGTGGCCCCAGTAACCTCATTCAAAGCGGTATAGCCAAAGGAGCGGCCGAAGCAGGCGTGGGTACGGCTCGTTTAGTCGGCAGAGGCATAGGTTTGTTTTCGCCGTCACGGCGAACTCAGTTAGGGCAACTGGCGGAACAGGAACCGGGTGTCAAACAATTGGAGGCATTTGCCGACCGACCCTATGCAAGTAACTGGGAGCGCGCCGGCAGTGTCGGATTAGGATTGATGGGCGGGACCGCCGCCGAACGAGGCATCGCAAGTGGAGTTGCGGGCTTAGCTGATAGACTAACCCCGCTAGCTCAAACCGCACGAACCAGGGGGTTGGGTCCCTTTGCTGCCACCAAACCCCGTATAGTTCCGACCACCGCCGGTAAAGTCACAAAGTATGTGGCTCCCGTTACTGGGGCCGTTGGCGCGGGCGCGCTTGGTGGCGTTGCCGCCGATCCGCAGGACCCGGTAAGGGGCGCGGAAGTTGGCGCGGCCACAGCCGGAATTCTCCCCGGAATAGGAACGTTCATACGCAGTTCAGCGGGGCAGAGACTGTCGCATGAAATCGGTCGCCATGCGCCGGCCGAGGTTCTCGGTACAGTGGCACACATGTACGGCGTACCTTGGCATTTGCTCTGGGGGCTCGGAATGATACCGGC